AGTGTTCCTCCCAGACCTTCTTGGTGCAGCCGAGGTTCGTCATGCCACCTGGGTCTTTTGGGTGGTTCACAAAGCCACCCTCATGATGTAGGACGGCAGCCAATGCAGCTTCGAAATTCTGTTTCATGGTGTCCTCACTTGTTGGCTTTGGAGAGTAGATCAGTCTTGGCCTGGGAGCCAGCCGAGCTGCCGAAGTAGTAGGCAATGATCCCTGTCCAGGCAGTACCCAGGCTGCCCAGCATCATCAAGATGGCTGGGTTGTTGCTGTCGATCTGGTTGAAGAACATCATCACCATGATGCCGAAGAAACCCAGGGTCACAGCACCAGCCAAGATGGGAGGCATCATCGAGCGAGTGGTGGCCTGCATCTCTCTGGCAGACTTCCTATCCTCGACTGCCAGCTTCTCAAAGTTCAGGCCCAGTTCCTGCGCCTGCTTTTGCAGCTCAATCTCGGCCAGCTTGACCTGCGCGATCTGGTCGGCGGTCAGCTTGTTGGAGGCGATCAGGTCGCCTACCTTTGCCTCGTCCACGCCAATGGCCTTGGACACTGCTGATACAGCCATGCCTGCCAATGGGCCACCTAGTGCGGTGGCAATGGTTGGTGCGATTTGTTTAAGCCAGTCCATATCAGCCTCCTCTCTTGGTCAACATTGCGCTGGCAATCTCCAGCATGAATTTTGTCTGCTCTAGGTTTGCTGGTTGCGCTGCCCAGCCAACTGTGATCTGTCCCACGAAGCGATGCGAGTCTGGTGGGACACTGACTCGACAGGTGTACGTCACGCCCTTTTCAAGATACCAAAGCCCGACCTCGGACTGTGCATATCGATACTCGCCGCATGGTATCTCATTGGTCATCAGCTTGACCACATCTGAGTTATTCGACGAATTGTGCGTGAACAGGCCAACATCGATGTTCTCAATCGTCTTGTCGCGCCCGTCTTTGGTGTAGGCCTTGTAGAGCGTTCTGGAATTGAACAGCGGGTTGACTTTGAAGATCGCCACTACCGTTGCGCCAGTTTGCTTGAACAGCATCGTCGCCGCATCATCTGCTCGGTCTGTCCGTATCTCAGGCAACTTCTGCGACTCCTTGTAAGCGTCACGGATGAAGTCTTGGCTTTCGTACAGAGCATAACCAGCAAACGCAATCACCGCCATAAGAATCACCGCAAACAGCTTGAACGGGCTGTCCACATACCCAAGAATTTTGTCGAGGGTGGTGTTGGCGTTGAGCTTCTCGGTCATACCTGATGTTGCAGCGCATTAACCACAAAGTAAAAAGTGATGCCAAGAACAACCACTGCGGTCAGCACCGCAATGCCGATCAAGAACATGTCATCGATCTCGGACTGCCTGCGCTTTGCTTCTGCCTTGCGTTTGCCTTCAGCACGGGCGGCATCGGCCTCCATCTGCTTAGCCCTGGCCGTAATGCGCATCCAGACATCCATCTTGTTCGACTGAAAGAAGAGCATCTTCACCTGCTCCTCAAACTCCCGAGCCTGCTCCAGAGCAAGTTCCAGCTCCAGTGCCTTGCCAAGTGCCGAGCCTTTGAAGCCACCTGTCTTGGCCTTTTCTACGACCTCGATGGCCTGCGCCTTGGCGTCGAAATATTGACCCAGCACCGGCCCCAAAGACTGCACATCCTGAACGGTCTTGACAGCCTTTTTGACGAGGTTTACCGCTGAAGATACCGCAGCAAGGGCGGTGATGGGATCAATCACTTTGTCATCCAGATCGCAGCAAAGATGGTTCCTGCCATCGACACAATCATGATGCCAGCGGTCTTAATCATGATGGCCTCAATGCGTTTGAGACGCGCATTGATCTGCTCATATCTCAGCGCACAAATTTCTTCGTGCGTCTGAAGTCGTGCATCAGTTGCATCGACTTGGCTCATTACATGCCCTCGCCCTGCACGATGTAGACGGTGGAAGCAGCCGAGGCCAAGCCGCTGAAGAACGATTCACGGGCAAAGCGCAGTACTTCCACAGCACCAGGCACAAGCACAATTGCAGCAGAAGGTGTGCCAGCAACAGGAGCCACAGCGTTGGCCGTAGCAATCGCCGCTGTTGGGCCTACACCCAAGAACACCGTGTTGGCACTGCTATTGATGATGCGGTACTGGCCTGTACCCTGACCATCAAATCGTGCATCGACCAGCGCCTGGACGCCAGTGGATGCCGAAGCCGCAGCAGGGATTAGGACTGTGTTGCCAAGTGGGGCAAATGCAATTTGGGAATTGGTGGACATAACTGACTCCTTAAGGGTGGGACGCCTTGTATGCGTCGAATTCGGATTTGAGTTCTTGAATGGCTTTGACAAGCACTGGGATGAGCAACTCTTTGGAAACGCCCATCGTTTTCTGTGCTCGCTCGGTGTTGGTATCGGTGTCCGAAAACTCAATCTCTTGGCCACTGACCGCCTCTGGCACAACATCATGCAGTTCTTGAGCGATGAAACCGATGGTCTGCTTGCCAGAACTCTTCATGGTGAAGGAGCGTGGCTGCATCTGCATCACAGCATTCAACCCGTACTGAACATCAGCAATGTTGTCTTTCAGGCGGCGGTCAGATGCAAACGTCCAGCCAGTAAAGTTCTGCCCCAAGTAGACGTAGGCGCTGAAGTCGGCATCGGCCAGATACCAGTTGGTCTCATCAACAGGGTTTTGCCAAAACACATTGCCAGCGGGGTTTCTGTAGTCAAACCCACCGCATGCCTGCCCGGTTAACCCTTGCATTTTGAGTGATGGCGCGTTTGAGACGGCAGTTATATCTTTGACATTTGATGATCCTGTGACCGTCAGGTTAACGCCATTCAGATCTGCGCCGCCCTCGATGCGTTGCCAGGTGGTTCCATTGAAAGCAGCCACATCACCAACGCCCCAATTGCTGATGCCGTTTAAAGATGTGGAGCCAGCTACGCTGACCTGGTAGTAGTCGCCCTTGGTGCCGACGCCAGACGCTAGTGCAGGCGTGTTGGTGCTGGCATTCCAAGTGCCAACATAGTTCAACGCACCGATTGCGTTGGTGATGGATGAGACGGTCTTAAGCATGATCAGCAGTCCTCTGCGCCAGCAAAATCAGGCAACGACTTGAGATGCTCGTATGCCTGTTTGATAAAGTTTGCGCCATCCATTTTTGGTTGGAACTCGTACTGGCGAGTTGTCAGCACTTGCCCGTCTTTGGTGACGTAAGCGCCAACAGTAGCTGACACCTTGTCTTTGCCTCCAGAGACGCTGAACACGCGCCAGTAAGCATCTGAGGCTGTCAGTTGACCAGAAAAACCCTCGCGGGTCTCGATGATGGATTTCTTGAGTGCCATGATTGATTTCTCCTTGAAAATTAGTTTCCGACCCAGACGCCGTTCAAGCGTTTTGCAATGCAGCCAGTGCCGCCACCCGCCACTGGATTGGCGATAGTGCCATCAGCGCAGTACACCATCGACCCGTTTGCCGGAGTGCCAAGATTGGCGAACGTGATGTTGTTGATGTAATCCATAAACTTGCCGCGAGCAGGCGCAGCAGTGATTCCAAAGTTGTCTTGGAAAACGGTGCTGTCGTTTGTTGAATTATTAAAAACGCTGATAGGCGTGGTCACGTTGGTAAAACGATTAAAGCGCACAGTGTTCTCCGAACAATCTGCCGTTGTCATATCAATGCCAGTGCCGTTATAGGCAAGGAACTCATTGCCAGCAATGTCACAGTTATTGGCATTCGCCATTGAGATGTATCCGTCGTAGAAGTACGAATCTTTGATTTGGACTTTTGTTGCGACATCAAGCTGGAAGTACGTGTTGAGATATTGGCAACTTGTGAAGATTGCATGGTTGTATGCAGCAGTTCCAGAACCACGCGACAATTCAATCTTTGACCGACCTGCACCGCCGTTAAAAACACACCCAGTAACGAGCAGACGATTGAACATGCCATCATAGTCGCCATCAAACAAAAAGTGAGAGCAGCCTGTTCCGGTGTGGTCAAAGTTGACGCCGTTAAACTTGAGACTCATAGCTCCAGCGTTGCCAAAGTATGCAACAGATTGGCTGCTGTTCGATGTGCCAAAGAAGTACCCACCATTGAAAGTGACGGTGTAGTTAGGAGCATCTTGGAATGAGACCCCAATAGAGTACCCAAACATTGCACATCCAATAAACTCACAACTTTGAGAAATTGGTGCAACCACATTTTGAGTGAAAGAGATTGCTGTGGTGTTTGCTTCAAAGCGGCACTGATACATGAATGCGTCATTTAGCATATTGCATTCCCAGGCCGTGCTGAAAGTGTAGAAAGTGCATTCCTCCACATTCACTCCGCTGGTGTTGTTGCCAGTACCATCCGTTTCGTAAGACCGGCCAGTGACGGCCACACCGCCATGCGAGCCAAACTGAATACCAGTAGATGGGTTGCCGTTGATCTGTGAAGTGCCGACGAACTGCAACCCACGGATGAAAATGTCTCCGGTGTAGATGTACACCAGACACCCGGTCGGATTACTTCCTGCGTTGTAAATCGAAACATCGGCACGAATAATTGAGCCACGAGAGTCGCTCTGATCCGCAGTGTTTGCATTTGCGTCAACAGTGGTGGCACGAGTACCAACGTAGTTGATGAATGGCAAGAAACTCAAGGTCTGCTTCGTCAGATACACGCCAGGAGGGAAGACCAAAGTTGCTCTCGCAGCGCCAAGAGTAGGAGCAGCGCCAACAGGATAGGCATCATTGCAGTAGTCAATCGCCGCCTGAATGGCAGGGCCGTCATCCGTGATGCCGTCACCAACAGCACCGAAATCTTTGACACTGACTTCAGCCAGGCGCAATTTGTCCTGCACCGTCTGTTGAATAGCACCGATACCATTCTGCGTAAAAAGCACATTTGCTGAAGAGATGTCTCCAGAAATAACCACTCCGCTAACGCGTTCAGTCGCGGCTGGTGCGCTGTAGACCAAGCTGCCTTTGCTGTCGAGCACCTGGATGCTGTAATCGCTGTTGACGTACAGGCGAGCAGGCGTGCCCTGATACACCGGATAACCGTTGAGCGTGCGGATGGGCTGTGCGGCTGCAATGGTCAAAGCTGCATCCCAGTAAACCGTGATCTGGTTTACCTGTGGGTTGAGGTTGACCGTGCCAACCCAGATGTAGCCGTTCTCCAGCGGCAGGCCGTCCGTTCCTGTAAAGATCGGGAAGGTTGGCTGGATGCTGAGTGCGCTCATTGTTGGTTCTCCTGGTCGAATTGGCGTCCTGTTTGGATTGCACTCTGCAAGAACTGGATGCGTGCATCCAGAGATTGTGGCAGGTTAGCCTCTTTTGCGAAATCCCCGAATGCCTTGCTCATGGCAGTGCGACGGAGCGCCGCCTGGCTGGGCTGGCCACCCTTAGTGGCAGTCTGCACGGCAAGCTCTTGGAACTCTGGTGAGGCAAAGAGCTTGGCTGCTTTCTGCACGCCAGCGCCTTTGGCAGCCGACATCCATTGCACGATGTCTGGTGCGATCAGGCCGCCACCAGGCACCATGCTGGCCACGCCAGTGGCAGCACGTTGTGCCACGCTGCTTGACATGACCTGGCCCATCAGACCTTGGACTGCTGCATCACCAAGAATCTGGTTTGCCTTGCCGGTGGTCGGGATGCGAGCCTGAGCATCTGCAATGCGACGCGAAATCTCGTAGAGGTCACGCGATGCACGATCCCATTCTGGCCCCATGATCTTGACCATCTGGGAATAAACAGGCGGGTTGGCTCGAAGGCCACGATAGACCTTGGTGAACTCTGCAGGGCTGAACACGGTTTCAGCAGCTCCAGCAGCACGGCCTGCCGCTTTGCCTGCGGTCACAGATGCCAGCGCAGTGGCCAGCGTCTCCTTCTGCAACTCATCTGGCACCACCTTCATCAGACGATTGAAGGCTGCGGCATCGCCCTTTGCAGCCGTTGTGATGGCCGTCTGCATACGCTGGGCTACGCTGCCATCAATCTCTTGGCCGAATGCGCCGACGATGCGCTTCTCCAGCGCCTTCTGCTTGGCGGTCAGTAGGTTGGCTGCACGCAGTTCTCGCCGAGCCTCTTCGCCTGCCAGCGTTGCCACGTTGTCCAGTTGATCTTGGGCCAGTGCAGCATAGAGGCGCTTAAGGTCACCGGCTGCCATGTTGTCGTATGGTGACTTCAGGCCGCCAACGGCCTGGCCCACCAAGTCCTTCTCGCGCTTGAGACCGAAATAGGTCAGTTCGCCCTTTTCCAGCATCTTGGCCAGATTGGATTCCTGTGGAGTCATGCGGCCTGCAGCGCCCAAGTTGGTACGAAGGTCGTCAAGGTAAGTTTTGAGGTTGTTCAGCTCAACTGGGGAATTCTTTGGCACTGCCTCATCGATACGGTCGTAGATCGCCTTGGCGTCAGTTTTCAGCGTCTGCCTGGCCTGCTGCAAGTTTTCCACAATCTTCTGCGAGGTAGCTCCAGGAGCTGGCCTGCCAGCAATGAAATTCGCATCAAACTGCTGCGACACCTCGTCGGCACGCTGGATGGCGTTGCGCACGGTGCTTTCCCATGCAGCCTCAGCTTCTCCTGCAACCAATGCACGGGTCAAGCCAACAGCACTGCGCACCTGCGGGTTGTCACTCAATACGTCGAATGGTAAATCTATGCGAAGGCGCTCGGCTGCCGCACGGGCCTCTGGGTTGACCTGCGCAAGATCAATCAGTTGGGCCTTTGCCGCAGATGAGCCAGGACCAAAACCTCCAGCCTTGCGTGCCAGGTTCAGAACATCGATGACGCCACCTGCTGTGGCCTCTGCAGCGGCTGCTGCAGGCGGCACTTCAGGGGCCATTGCCGTGCCCATAGGAGCGCCAGCAGGGCCAGGAGCAGGAGGTGGTGCCTCGGGTATGGCTGCGGCTGCTGGAGGCGCTGCAGGGGCCACAGGAGGCGCTGCTGCCGGTGCTGGAGGTGCAGGTGCTGGCCTGCTCCTGAGTGCAGCGATTTGCTGTTGCACCTCGCCAAGCCTGGCTTCCCTAATGCCCCTAGACTCACCTTGACGCAAAGGCTGCTGAGAAAGCATCTCCAATTCGAACTCAAGCGCCTGGAGCTGTGCCGCTGGTGCGCCAGTAGGTGGCCCCATGTCAAAAGTCGGCTCGACGCGAGGTGCGGCAGGAACCGAAGGAGCCGCAGGAGCGCGTCCTGTGGCTCGCTGGACGCCTTGTCGCACGGCTGCAGCCGCAGGTGGTGCTACGCGTTGAATGATCTGCCCTGCTGGGCCTGTGACGGTTGCTAGGCCAACCTCGCCCAAATTGAACTCTCCACCAACACTCAGAGCATCGCCCACCAAAGAATGCGGTGGAATGCCAGTCTGTGTTGCCTCAATTCCTGCCTGCGTTGCGCCAGCCTTGAGAGCAGCGCCAGGGATGGTCGCAGCTCGGCCTGCCGGTGTGAATGCAGCAAATCCACCAAGAATCCTGGGAAGATCGCCCATCGTGAGGCCTGGCGGGATAGCGTATTCCTTCTGATTGACGGACGACCGAAGGATGTAGTTCCCCTTCTCGTCTTGGCGAATCATTACGTTCGGAAAGTTGGCCTGCAAAATCTGCACGGTCTCTTGAGGATTGCTGAGCAGCGACCCAAGGGCAGTCTTGAAAGATGCCACGCTCATCTGGTTGAGTTCTGGCATGGTCGTCCACTCAGGCAATCGCTGAGTTTCAGGCGTTGTGCGAGCGCGGCCAGTGACAGACTCAACCAATCCCTCGAAAAATCCCATTGGCCTAGGCTGACCTGCAGCCGCAGCAGGAGCCGGGGCAGGAGCAGGGGCTGCCTGTGCAACCACAGGCGGAGGAGTTGCCATAGCGGCAGGAGCAGGTCTAGCTGCTCTGGGAGCCGCAGCCGGTGCAGGTGCCGGTGCCATTGCTGCTGGCGCTGCGGCAGGAGCTGCGGCAGGTGCAGTGACGGCAGCCGGTGCTGGAGCTGCCTGAGCGCCTTGCTGGCGCTGTGCATAGGCCGCCTGAGCAGCCTGGATCAGTTGCGCATCTGTTGCGTTATCCGGGCCATCCAGCTCGATGATGCTGCCGTCAGGCGCTTGGACTTTATATCTTGCCATTGGTCTTGACCTTTACCGAATTACGCGGAAACCAGAGGGCATTGCTGGGGCTGCTGCGGGGGCTGGCGCTGGAGCTGCTGCGGCTGGAGCAGGAGCAGCGGGTGCCCTGGTTCTTGCGCCAGTGTAGAAATCCTGACCAAGAATCGGGCCAAGACTCGTGTCGAACCTTGCGATCTCTTCCTCGGTGTACTTGTCCTCACGGATCAGCTTTCGTGCATGATCGGCAAGTTTTGCAGATCGTGTCGCAAAAGCCTCGGCATACTTGGCCATCAGATCACGGCCACCTTCAGAGTTTGCCAGCGATGGGAAGGCCGAGACAAACGCCCTGAACTCGGTGTCTGACGTAGAACCAGAGCCAGGAGGACGGAGTTGTGTAGCTCCACGAATTGCCAGGGAGTTGGCGAGGTCATTGGCCCTGACGGTATCCGTTTCAAACCCGAGGGTCTTGGCAAAATCACTGGTCAACTTGACAGTAGTGCCACCTCCCTTGCCTCGTAGCAGGTCTGCAATGACTCGTGAGTCTCGCGCCAGCGTCCGAGCAGATGCTGCAGCGGCAGAGAACTCTTGCGCCCTTGGCACGTCCAACTCTTTCATGGCCAGCGTGTCTCGTTGCTGTCCGAGGTCGATCTTCACCAGCTCCTTGCTGACAGGCTCAATCTTCTGCGTTCCAAGGTTTCTCTGATAAACGCCAGCAGGCAGTCCAAGTCTTACCCTTTCTGCCTCTGGGATGATTGCAAAACCAGGCGCAGGTTTGGCCTCTTCCGCTGCTTTGGAAATGCGTGACGCTTCAGTGGCCTGTGCCACGCGTGCATCTGCAGCCTCTTTGTTTGCTTTGGCTTCCTCAAACAACCTTTGCGCTCTTGCCTTCGCAATATCATCTTCAGCAGTAAATACAGCATTTGCTGCTTGTTGAACTGCCAGATTGGCTTTTGCTTGCGCCTCCAACAGTTTGACAGGTGCCTCGGCTGCAGTCCTACGCTCAGCACGAATTTTCGTTACATTGTCGTACCAGTCCTTGCCAAATGCACCCATTCCGGTGTATTCGACCATCTGAGCCGCTTGAGTTGGGCTGACATCAAGAAGTTTCAGGGTTGCCTGAAAGGCATCGCGTTGTTGCGGATCAGTTTCGGCTTGAATACGCTGCTCAAGCATGCTCCGAGCAATTGTAGGATTTGACTCAAGAGCTGCGAGAAGCTGGCCTGAAAAAAGTTTGGCGTTTTCCAAACGCCTTTCGCCCATGTTTTTGCCAATGGCTTGCAGCGCATCAAACTGCTGCTTGTTGGCCATTGGAAGGATCGACTCCAAGTCCTCAAATTTGCGGTCTGGATTGGCAAAGAATGTGCGCAGACCAGTCTCAAAAACTTGTTGATTCTGAGTTGCCTGTCTTTGGGCCTCTACTTGTGCCCGAGCCTCTGCTACACCAGCGCCAAGTTTGAAACCACCGAGTGCCGCCTCAAAAGGGCTTTGCACGTCGACTGCGTAGTTGATCGGGGCTTGGAATGGATTGATGGTGGCCATGTTCTATTCCTTAAAACCCGAAGCCCATACCAGCCTTGCCGCCTGCGCCGTACTGGAACCCAAGCACCTGAGCTGGCAGGTTGAACAGGCCACTGAATGCCTTGGCCTCGCCAAGTTCTCCACCAGCTCTGGCTGCTCCCTGCTGGGCCAGCAAGTTGGCCACATTGGTTCCAGACTCCATGCCAGCAGCGCCTACACCGGCAGCAGAACGCTGGCCCAACTGCGTCATGCCGCCCAGGCGGCCATATTGCTGCTCAATGGCTTGGTTCAGCAAAGCTGGTCGGAACTGTGCAAGTGCGCCTTGGATGTTTCCACTTCGCAAACCACCAGTGGCCGAGGCACGCTGAAGCAATGCTTCCTCGCCCTGCTGTGCCAAGGTTTGGAATGTCTCACCACCTCGAATGCGCTCAATGGCTGCACGCTCTGCCTCTGGGCCTTGTAGGCCAAGCAATGCCTGCTGCTGCTGGAGCGCAGGAAGACCTGCCTCGGTGTAAGGCTTGAGCAATGCTTGCAGTGCATCGAACTGCCTGCGCTGTTCTGCAATGCCAGCCTCTGCTGCGCCTGATTGGATGCCTGCTGCCTCGCTTGCTGCATCGGCCTGCATCATGCCGCCAAGCAGTTGCGAGCCTCCAACGATTAAACCAGTGACTGGATCAGGCATGGCTGAACTCCTTCATGTAGTCTTCAAATTTCTCGCCATACAACTCCATGACGCTGCCTGCATCTTCTGTCGCACGACGAGTGCCGTGGCACAGCGCCACGGTCATCAGCACAACGTCATAGTATCCTGCACGCCAGACAAATGACCGTGCATCGGCCTTGCCTGATCGCTCGGCCTGGTCGGATGCCTGCCACTTCAGGATCATGGTGGCCACTATGGGTGCAAGGCTGTGGGAGTTGGCAATCCAAAATGTATTCTGGTTCATGCCCACTAGAGTGTTCCAGATCACCGCATTGAGGTCTTCGCGCTCGACAGAATCACCGTCTGCGACATCATCAAAGACCTGGATGGCCCCATAAAGCATGAGCAGCCACTCAACGGCTGGCGTTGGGAGCGCGAAAACCCTTTGCAGGTTCACTCTCAACCAATCGACACCAGACATGCGCAGCTCCTGTTCAGGGTGAGCTGCTGGCGGCTCGATAGGCTCAGCGGCTGCATTTTCCCACATTTCGGCATCCCGTCAATATTCTTCTTCTTCTTCCCGGTCTTCCCAGGCCTGGCAGACGCGCATGTCATTGCAGATGAAGTTCAGCTTTTCACAGTGGCCACGAAAGCCTGCGCCCTTGTCGTAGGCTGCCATCGGGATGCGCTCGATCTTGACTTGGGCCATGAAACTGTTGTCGTAATACTCGCAGTTTGAGCAATGCTTGCGCCGTGCATCCTTTTCGGTGCACTGCATGGCCTCGGCCAGCCCTGCGTAGAACTCCTTGTTTGCGCCTGGCTCATTGGTTGGCATCTCTGGGCCGTAGTTCCAGTCCTGCACCGCAATGACGTAGTTCTTCTTGTTTTCTGTTGTGGTGATGAATTCCTCATCCATTGGCAGGCCCATAAAGCCTTTGGGCATCATCATGAATTTGTCCATGCTGTTCTCCTTTAAGTGATTTCGCGGCCAGATGCTCGGATTGTCAGCGATGTGGCTGCACTGGCGATGGTGGAGATGAAGCCACTCGGCTCCAAGGCCTGGCCGACCAGTTCGGGAAAAGTGTAGGTTTCATCCGGCGCAATGGCGCGGGTGTCCACGATCAAGTTGCTCGTGCCTGCACTGCCGCCACTGGTCACCAGATTGACGCTGATGGTCACATTTGCTGCGCTCGTGTTGGTGGCAGTGAACTTGTCGATGATGGCCTTGCAGTTGGTGGCCGTGTACTGCGTGGTTTGGCTGCTCTCGGCCTGCTTTGCTGGGATCAGTACCTTGATGGATACGGTCATGAGAAAATCCTTTTTGAAGTTAAGAGATCAAGACCAATTGCCCACTGACACAACTGTGTCAGTGCCAATGGCGTTGCATTTAAACCAGCAATTTCTACCTACGACAGCGGCAGATGCGGTTGTCAATTGAACGCTGGGAATGATAGTTCCAGCAGCATTGATGCGAAATATTCCTTTGATGACCACTGAATATGATGTACCAGTAGCTGCCGTGGAAATGTTGCCCGTAGCTCCAGCAGCCGCTGAAAAACTACCGCCAATCGCAGCGCCTGTTGTTTGCGTTGTAGCATCCAAACCAAAGGCGTGCCATGCTGCGGATGTGAAAGTTGCAGTGCCAGCTCCAACAATACTGAAGCCTAAATTGCCTGATGAAGCAGACATACTGGACAAGTTTAGAGAGCATTCAAAATAGTACGATGTTGACCCGTTGACGGTTAACGCGCCATTGGTCAACCCACCTGAACCGCCACTGAAAACGGCCTGCAAGGATGTGTTGCTTGTCATGGTCTTAGTGCCAGTACGCGCAACAAAATGCTCGTTCACTGTCACGCCAAGGTTATTGGCGTTGGGTGTAGCGTAAAACACGAGCCCATCGCAATGCAGCCTGCCGATCTTGGTGGCTGGGTCAGGTGCATTGGTGTTGAAGTCGATGTAGTCGGTGGTGACCGAGTTGTTGTGCTGCTCTACTGGCGCAAGAGCCAGCAGGTTGAGCACTTGGGCCAGCCTTGGAATGGCATCCAGTGCCTGCTGGACCTTGGCATTCAGCACGGCATCATCGACGGCCGTGTCCTGCGCCAATGCTGCAATCTGAGCCAGCGCCTCGTTTGCTGTGGCCGCCGCCGTGTCTGCCTGGTACTCAAAGTCCGTGCCGACAATAACCTGGAGTTGATCGACGGCAGAGAACAGCAGCTCAAACTGCCTGATCTGCTGCTGGTCGGTCAGAAATTCCGCGAGCTGGTCACGGGTCAGGTTCAACTTGCGGGATTGTGGTGCGGTTGCCATCAGTATGCCAACGCCTCAATCTGTGCCTCAAGGCGTGCAAACGACACATGGGCATCGCTGTCGCCTTGGAAACGCTGGATGCGCCAATTGCGCATGTGACCCTGCTGGAACCAGGCCAGGCGCTTGGCCGTGCTGCCAATCGTGCCAACAGCAATGCTGCGGTCTTGACTCCAGGACAGGCCGTTCACGCTGTAGCTGGTGCTGATCTGTGGGTTTGTGCCCAGCGCCACGCTGCCTGTCAGTGCGACCAGCTCAAGGCGGTTGAAGATCGCGCCATTGCCTTCGTTGTAGACGATGACCGTGCCAAACTCCCAGCGCACCTGCTGGCCCCAGTGGTGGCCAATGTCTTGCACAAGGTAGCCGATAGAGCTGGACTGTGGATCGCCGACCAGCCACTTGTCGTATATCCAGACCATGTTGCGTGCCCGGTACTGGCTGAAACCGACCAAGGTGCTGGTCAGAGTGAACCAAACGGGCTGCTCCAGAGCCTCAGATGCGGAGGCGTCATAAACCACCGTGCGGTCTGGCAGGTGGACGTATAGGTGCTGGTGGTTCTTGTCATTGCGTGCTTCCAGTTGAACCTTGACCAGTTGCGCCTCGGTGTACTGAAGGAGCAGATTGTCGATTTCTTGGGTGCTGATTTTCTGGGTGGTGGCTGCTGCTCCAAGATAGATGCTTGGGGCTTCATTGCGGCCACCGCCCAAGAAAGCAATGCGCTCCAAGTAAGTACAGCAGGCGTGCGTGCCAAGAGCACCCTTTTGGACTTGTGCGCCATCAATGCGTGCAAATGGGAACAGCTCGCCGCCCACGTTGTCGAAGACCTCCATCGTGTTGCTGTTGATGGCATAGACCTCGTTGCGCAGCTTGATGAGTGCCACAACAGGATCAGGGTCCACCTCTGAGCTGCCATATTTCAGGGGGTTGACCTGGGTCGGGTCTGACAACTCAGTGACGACCAAATTGGCACCATCGGTAGTCATGAAATAGCCGTCAACCCAAACCACATCGAGCACCACGCCAAGGTCTGGGTCTGTCACTTGCACCAAGCCTCCAGTTGGTGACCAGTAATACAATCGACCACCACTGGCAATGGCCAGCACATCAAAGCTGTAGTCCATTGTCACCAGCTCGGTGACTGGGCCGCCAACATCGCCCAACACGGTCACAACGCCATTGCTGTCCACGGAGACCAACTTGGTGCCCATCACGCGATAGCAGACGCCATTCCAGTTGATGCCGCCACGGTCAATGCCTGGGCCTGTCCCGTTGGCCACGATGCCATCGCCTGGGCGCAGGAATCCATTGCTGATGCCTGACGCCTTTGGCACCGGCACCATGTTCACAGGGTAGGCGGTGCGCAGCTCTGGCGTGCTGTCAGTGTAGATGCCGCTTAGGATTGGAACTTGCATGGCATCACTTTTTGGCTTTGTTGCGTGCGGAGATTGCCTTAGCCTTGGAGCGTGCGTCCTCCTTGGAGCTTGCGCCCCAGGCCTTCAGACTGAGCAGCAGCCTGGTCGGCTCGCCGTTTTTCATCTCTGGGCCAGGCATGTTTCCCATTCGAGCCAGGAAGCTGGCTCGCCTTGGGTTGTCGCCCGACTTGACGGGAGGCTTGAGATTCATGCCCTCAGCCTTGGCCGCGAGTCTGCCCTTGGCATTCAAGCCGCCCTTGGGGTTCTGGCCTTCTTTGCGTGCGTAGGCTGGGGTTTTCATCTGTAACCCTTAACTTTTGCGGCCACTTTCTTGGGCTGCTTTGCAAACTGTTTTCCCTTGGATGTGGCCTCGCGCTTGGCGCGGGTTGTTGCAGCGTACTCAGCCGGTGTCAAAGCCTTGATGGCCTTCTCGGGCAGATAACGCTCTCCCGTCTCGCTGGACGGCTTGCCAGACTTTGTGCGCCAGTTCTGTGCACTCCAGTCCTTGAGCGATTTCTGCGTGGCCTTCATGACTTGTAACCTCCACCTTTGGCCTTGTACTGCTTGGCCAGCAATTGCGCCTTGCGAGCTGACCACTGCCCAGCTTCAGTGCCCTGCACAGCCTGCCCTTTGATCTTCTCAAACAGGTTCTTGCGCATAGTCGGCTTAGTGTAAACAGCCGCCTTATTGACAGATGACTTGGGCTTGGTGGCCATTACGCAGCCACGCCTTTGATGACCGCAAAGTTGAAAACGGGCTGCTCGGTTGTCGTGCCACCCGTAGTGCGGAATGTGATGTTGAAACTTCCAGCGCCCACTGCTGTGACCATCAAATCATACAGGTCTGTGCCTGATTTCTGGCTCAGGATGATGACATCGGTTGCTGCAACGGTGCTGTTGGTCACGGTGAATGTTGTTGCCGCAGTTGTGCCTGCTGCACTGAACAGGGTTATCGCACCAGATGTCTTGTTGATCGTCACGCCTGTGGTGCGGCTTGACCCTTGGGTGACAGTGCCGCCTGCGCCTGTGGCATAGCCCACGCCAGCCGTGCCAGATGAAGTGACTGCACCAGTCACTGCCAGACTTGTGCCTGTGGCTGCGCCAATGTTTGGCGTGATTAAAGTCGGGGTGTTGTTGAACACCAGCACACCAGTGCCGGTCTCGTCCGTCATTGCCGCACGCAAATTGGCGCTGGATGGCGTGGTCAACCATGCAGCAATGCCTGCTGCAAAAACTGTCTCTGCGTTGATGTTGTACCAAGAATTTGTGGGCTGGTAAAAGCGATAAATAGCCGCACAGCCTGCGCCCAGACTTGTGACTGCACCAAAAATGGCAGATGCGCCATTCAGGGCAATGGTCAGCGAGGTGATCTCTTGCGTGGTCGTAAT